GAACTCGATTCAACACCTACGGATGTGCAGCTTAATGTCGAAGGTAAAGCACGTCGTTACAGCATCATTGGTTCTATTGACGTTTATACCCGTCGTTTGATGCTGGTGCTTATGCCTACATCAAGTAGCGAAGGCATTTGTCTGCTGATGCGCAAATGTCTACTTACGTGGGGTATTCCTGAACCTGATAGCCTTATACGCACAGATAACGGTAGCGATTACGTCAGTAAGAAAACTGCTGGCCTGTTTGAAATGCTGCAACTGAATCAAAGTAAAGCTACAGCATTCAGTGGCTGGGAAAAGCCATTTATTGAACGTGCCTTTAAAACTATCAGTCACGGTTTAATGGAAAAGCTACCGGCTTATGTTGGCCACAACGTGGCTGATAAAAAGCGTCTGCAGGACATGCAGAGCTTTGCTGAAAGCATTGGCGCTGAGCGTAAGAATCGTGATGCAAAACTATTAGAGTTGTCGTTAACTCCTGCCGAGCTACAGGAGATTCTAGACGATTACCTGACATTCGATTACCACCACAAACCACATGAGGGTTTAAACGGTAAAACGCCGTTTCAAGTGTATACCGAGTCGGGCTATCGCCCACGATTACCGGAAAACCCGCATAGCTTGGACTTGCTATTGAACTTTGCAGGTAACGCTACTGTTGTGCGTGGCAGCGTCTCTGTGATGGGTATTAAGTTCACAGCACCAGAGCTAATGGAAGCAGCCTGGAACCGCAAAGAAGTACGTGTATTTCTTGATCCTACTGATGTTGGCCGAGCCACCTTATACCCAACTACTGATTGGGGGGCTGGCTATGTCGAAGCTGTGAATATGGATCTTGTTGGTCGCGATATTGACCCTGCTGCTTTCCGCGAAAAACGCAAAGAGGCGATGAAAGGACTCCGGGAATTTAAACGGACCGCAGAAAACTTACAGGAAAAGTTCGGCATCAACGAGCTTGCAGCTGTTGAGCTAGCCCAGAAAAAACTGGCGAACCAAGCTTTAACCGGATTCAACCCGACTGAAATTGACACCAATAACGCCGCGCTTAGTGCTTTAAGTCGCAGCGCGACCAGTCTTTTCGCAAGCAAAGGTGAAAGCCACTACTCAGAGCAGGAGTTAGCTGCGATTACCGCAAGGCGAGAAGAGTTAGAGCGTAGGCGCGAAGCACTGCAAGAGCAATCCAGCAAAGTACTGCGCACCGAACATGACCAGGCTGAATGGTTAACAAGGGAAAGTTTGCACAGAGCACTGACAGAGCGGGAAGCCGATTGGTTGAAGCAATTCCGGCTGACTCATGTGATGACCAGAAAACGTTTAGACAAGATTTTAGAAGAGGGGAAACGCGCCAACGGTTAACTGGAGGCGTTTCCCATGCAATAGGCCGCGCTGTATCAGAGCAAGGCCACTTACAACACGGAGTATAACTGATGAAACACAAAACGGTAGAAGTAAAAAACGTATTACGAACTCAGGAAATGTTCGAAAACCTGCAATCCAGAAGCATGATCACTCCAGGTATCGGGCTTATTCACGGCCCATCAGGTTTCGGTAAAACCACAACAGTCACTTATATGTTCAATGAGCTGACTCTAGCCGGACACCAACCACTATACGTGCGTTGTTATGCCACCGACACGGCCAGCAGCTTACTTGCCCGCATCATGAATGAGATGGGCGCAGATCCAATGTTCCCTCTGCGTCGCATGGTGGATCACATCATCCGTAACATGAACGAAAAGGGCTTAGCCCTGTTTGTTGACGAAGCTGATCACATTGTGGGTCAGGCTAAAACAATGGAGACCATCCGCGACCTTTACGACAGCACAGAGCAGCCTGTTGTGTTGATTGGGATGGAAGAAATTGCCCGTCGTATTTCGCACCGGAAACAACTGTTTAACCGCATCAGCGAGTGGGTTGAATTCAAAGCTGCAGACATTGAAGACGTTTACCTGTTTGCCACCGAACTGCTGGATGAGCGTGTGCGTGTAGGTGAGGACTTGCTTGAGTTTATCCGCTCCAAATCCGCTGGCGAAGTACGCCGCATCCTGATCGCACTGGAGAAAATTGAAAGAGCAGCACTGGCCAGCGATGAAAGCTTTATCGATCTTGCCAGCTGGGGTGATCGTCCACTGTTCCTGAGTCATCGTCGATAAGTCGGAGCCATCCATATGAATAAACACGAATTGGCATGGAACTACATGAAGCAAAAGGAAAGCTTTGAGGTGACGGAAGTTGCTAATGCAGTGGATATGGATATCGAAACGTTCCGCAAGTCGGTTAAGCGGCTTGAGGCAAAAGGCTTTGTAACTGTAGTTAGCGGCCCAGGTGTGGCTGGTCGTCCTTTTATCTACAAGGTAAACGCCAGCAACGATGCTGAGCCACAGTTTGGCAAAGGAGGAACAAAAGGCAGTCGGCGCGTCGAGCGCAAAGGTAAAACCGTACAGCAACTGATTTGGAACAGTTTGAGGATTAATCGAGTCGCCACTATCAGCATGATTGTGGCTGTAACTCAGGTATCTGCCAGAACTGTGCAGCGTTATCTGCACTCGTTAGAAAAGGCAGCTTATGTGACATGCCGCCGCCCTGATCGCAAAAACAGAAGTAATGAGGACAGAGTAGGTGATGAAGGCGCATGGATGCTCAAGCGTGAAACTGGTCCTAAAGCTCCAATTCTAAGAAGAGGCGAGGGGTTTTGGGATCAGAACCAGCAAATGTTTTACCCATTTATTGAAACAGGCGGTAACAAATGAAGTGGCTGAATGTGTTACGCCAGCAGGTTGAACTCAACGGGCAAAGACCCGTCGCTGAAAAGCTAGGTGTCAGTAATGCCGTTGTGAGCCAGGTAGTAAACGAGAAGTACCCTGGCGATATGAACCGCATTCAAGCCTTGGTTGAAAGCGTCTACATGAGCAAAACCGTGCTTTGCCCTGTGCTTGGTGAAATCGCATGGCATGCCTGTCACCAGCACCAAAAGAATGAGTTCACCAGTAATCCACAAAAACTTCGGATTTACAGGGCTTGTCGCAGTGGTTGCGACAATTCGGAGCTGCCGGTTACACAAAATGTACAGCTGGATGCCTTAGCAAACCGTGGCAACACCAATTCGAAATATGACGCCAGCGCCGTTATCAATCGCCTGAGTCGCCAGGCAGATAACGAGGGTGGCAGACATCGTTTGATTGATTTACTGCAAGACGAATTACACAGCCTTGCAGCCCGTTTCAACAAGTTAGTGAAGTGAGGCAAGTATGAAAACAACAAATGAAGTTAAAGCCGCTTTATATGGTGCAACCGCCGCTGTCGATGCACTTGCTGCAATTGGCTACAAAGTTACAGATGTGTGCTTAGGCAATAAGCATCCAGTGATCACTATCGAAACACCATCAGCGGATATAACGCCTAAAGGTGCTGAAGTGATCAGTGTTCGCAGTCAAGGTTGTGACCCAGTGCGTATTCAGGCCGCTCGCTTTAAAGGCTGCCTGGTGACCTGGAAAGCAGCTCCTGCAGTGTTAACTAACTAATCCCCCCAACTACCATCGCTAGAGGAACCCCCACATGAATATACCAAACCAGCCCCAAGCTATTGATGCAGTTATTCCTGCAGGCTACTGGAAAGATGCAAAAGGTGCGCTGATACCTGAATCGAAAGTGAAAGAAATCGACAAGGCTCGCGACCAGTTAGTGAAAGAACTGATTGAAAAATCCATCAAGCTTAGTACTCAAATGGCTGAGTTTAAGCGCCAATCCTTTGCTGATATCGCTGCTTTTGTTGAGTTATCAGCAGAGCAATACGGTGCCAACCTTGGCGGAAAGAAAGGCAATTTGTCGCTGTACTCCTTTGATGGCCGCTTCAAAATTGTCCGTGCTATATCAGACAGCATTGTCTTTGATGAACGCATCCAAGCGGCTAAAGCCCTTATTGATGCTTGCGTTAAAGACTGGATTAAAAACGCCTCAGACGAAATTAAAGCCATTGTCGATAACGCTTTTGCTACCGACAAGCAAGGCAATATCAATACAGGCCGAGTGTTGCAGTTACGGCGTTTAGAGATCAAAGACGAACGCTGGTTAAAAGCTATGGACGCTATCAGCGATTCATTGCAAGTAGTCGGTAGTAAGTCCTATATCCGCGTCTATGAACGCATAGGCGATACAGACCAATACAAACCTATCCCACTGGATTTAGCGGCGGTGCACTTATGAGCAAAGTAACCCGCCCTGACGATGAACTGATCCAGCAAGAGATTGCTGTAGAGCTAAGTCTGAAAGAACAGTTCGGCACCAACCAACCTGATCGCACTTATGAGGACGGCGTCATTGACGCCCTTCTGTGGGTATTGGGCAACCAACAACGCCCGCAAAGTGCCGACATGGTTTTGATGAAGGTGCTTAACCAATGAAACAACATAGCTCAATAGCTGAAACACAGGGGCTTGTGGTGGCCCTTCAAGACAGCGAATACGAAAACGATTTGCTAAATCGTATAGCCAGCGAATCACCAACCTTTGCAGCTTTGGTGTTGGATTCACTGAAATCAATGGAAGAGTTTGGCGATGACCATGTGGCGACCTGGTTAGGTAGTTTTACCGATGGTCGGCCAAAAACCCAGGTTCAGCTCGTTGTTACTCAAAACCATGAGTTCACGATTGACGAGGATTAAGCGAAACGCCCTGCAGTTTAGGGCGTCTGCCAGTGGTGGTTCACTGGTACTGATGAGCAGCCAATGAGGAAGTTAACATGCAAATTCATCCACTTATTAAAAAGGCTTGCGCCCAAATTGATTACGACTGCCAGAAGGCGCTCAACGCCATAAACATTCCAGATGAAGTTCAGGACTTAAAAATGTTTATTCACAGCATCGCTGAAGGTAAGACCTGTGAAGTTACAGCAGAGGAAGCAATACGGTATATGCGTCTGATTGAAGAAGCTTTCGAAGGTGTCGAATTTGACCTGAGAAGTGCAAAAGATTGGCTTAAAGCAATGAGCAATCCTACCTAAGCGAAACGCCGGAAGGCGTCTACTCAGCGCGGTGGCTGGGTACTGATGAGCAGCCAAGAGGTAGCAATGAATCAAGCAAACAAGATGAATGGTCAGTACAGCAAGTACTCGCTGATACGCCTTATTCATGTTGCCAAAACCAAGCTGAACATGGACGAAGAAAGCTACAGAGCGCACCTGGCGTTTTATGGCAACAACAAAAATAGTAGTGCTCAGATGAGCATTCCAGAATTAATAGCTGTGTATGAGGCGTTTAAAAAGCTGGGTTTTAAAGCTGTTTTAAAAGCCGGTAAAACAGCAGATAAAAAGCGTTTAAGCCCAAGCACAGAGGACGGCCCGAAGGATGAACGCAGCGCTATCAGAGCTATTTGGATTTTTATGGCTAAACATGGATTTATTCAGGATGGCACTGAAACGGCTTTAAACCTGTGGGTTAAGCGTATGACCGCTGATCTGAATGGCGGTGAAGGTATTGCGGAAGTGCAATGGGTTCGTAATGAAGACGCCAGCAAAGTGCTAAACAGTATTAAGTTTTGGTGTCGCCGCTGTATGTTCCAGGCTCTGGAAAAACAAGGGCATAGCATACATCGCCAGGCAAGCTATGCGCAGGTGCTGGAACGATTTGAAAAACACATGGGGAAAACACCATGAAATTAAGTCGTTGCCCTGTGTGCCACAGCAATATCCACTTGGATCAACTGGTGCAGGATGAAGCAGGCCGCCAGTTGCTGGGCCTGGTTTCAAAGCTGGGCTATCAATTGGGGCCAGCTTTGGTGGCCTATCTTGGCCTGTTTCGTCCTGAAAAGCGTGATTTAACCAATGACAGAGCACTTAGCCTGGCACAAGAAACCTTAGCACTTACTGCCAACCAACCCTTATTAGCTGAGTCATTGAGGGAAACCGTTACCGGCATTCAGAACAACAGGATCCGTGGCGACAAAAAAGCCCTGGCCAACCACAACTACTTAAAGCGAGTGATGGAAGCTAAAGCCGGAGCTGAGCCAGTAAAACCTGTGAAATCATCTATTGAGCTAAAGCAGGACACCCAAATTAGTGCTGAAGAGAACAACAGGTTGTTTCAAGAGCGAATGAAGCAGTTAGGCGGCAGAGATATAAGAGGTGCCACATGAATACTGAAGAACAACTGGATGCCTTTGCATCCGATGCAGATTTGCAACATCTGCTGCAGGAGCTGGAGAACCTACCACCAGAGCAGCGCTGTGATGTAGTGAAGCGCGTTCCAGCCATGCTGCAAAGCATGATTGCTCTATTTGAAGCCGAGTTAAAAAGCCGGAATGTGAAGAATCCAGAGGATGTTGCTCAGCGCTTGGTTGTGGCGCTGGCTCATTACTTCGGTGGTTTACAAACCTATATCCCACGCAATGAGAAACTGGCGAAAGAGCTGCGAAATATCCGCATATTCAAAGCTCATAAAGGCCCGAATATCGATCAACTGGCACGGGAATTTGGCCTTACTCCAATGCAGATTTACAGCATTGTTAGTGAACAACTGGCGGCAGAGAAAGCCCGCCGTCAATACAAACTATTTTAAGGGACAGTTATGTTTGAATTCTTAGCAAGCCAGACGTTGCGCCAAACCGACTTTGAAGAGCGCACAGAGTTTTTAATTCCAGGCTTTTTACCAAAGCGCATGATCACTTTGGTGTATGCCGATGGTGGAAAAGGCAAAAGCTGGTTGGCCTTTGCGGTGGCTAAGCATTGTCGCTCTTTTGGCAAAGTCATTTACCTGGACTTTGACAACCCGCTAAACGTACTGAAAGACCGTGGCGTATCGGAAAAGCTAATCGCTCTACCAGGTATTTATTATGTTCAGCGTTCCAAAACAACCATGACAGCACCCGAAATGCTGGACGCTTTAGACGAAAAAGCCAGCGGTACTGCCTATGCAAATACCCTTGTGGTGGTGGACAGCTTGCGTAATTTTGGTGATGTAATGAATGACGCCAAAGCTATGCAGATCATGAACAAGTTTATGAACCTGCGTGAAGCCGGTGCAACAGTGCTGCTGCTGTCGCATGCCAATAAAGACGGCAAAAACTATCAGGGTAGCAACAACATTAGAAATTCAGTAGACAACATGTACCGGCTTGCAAGAGCCGATGCACCGGAGGGGCAGATCAGCTTTGTGCTAACTCCAACCAAAGAGCGCGCCAGCATAGAAGAGTGCGCCTTTGCGGTGGATTGCGGTAGCCTGAGCCTGCAGGGCATAAATCTGGAAACAGCGCGCCTGAACGCCGACGAGCTGGACTTTGTAACCCGCGCTAAAGCCATTGTTACGGCACAGCCTGGCATCAATAAAAAAGAGCTATTGCAGGAATTAGGCTATGAGCAAGACGACAAAACAGCCAGAAACAGGCTTGACGAATTTGAAGGGGTCCATTGGAAATCTATTAAAGTTAAAGGCATCTATACCTATCAGGTG